ACTAAACAATGGCAGTTGAGCGTAACCCGCTAGAGGCAATGGAGCCAGAACTCCAAGAAGAAATGCCTGTGTCTAATTTCAGTGTCATGGGAGATACTCCTTCCATAGAAGCAGAGATGATGGCAGAGAACATTGTAAACTTTATGCCAACAGAAGACGGTGGCGTAGAGGTAGAGTTTGGAGAGATAGAAGAACTTACTATCTCTGGCCCCATAGGTTCCCACTTTGAAAACATAGCAGAGTTTCTGGAAGAAGAAGACCTAGAAGAAATAGGTTCTATGGTCTATGACAGTTACGAAGCAGATAAAGAGTCAAGACAAGAGTGGGAACAAATCTTTGAGCGTGGGTTTGATCTTCTAGGTCTCAAGCTAGAAGAAACCACAGAACCCTTTGACGGTGCCTGCACAGCTGTACATCCTCTCTTGATAGAGTCTGTTGTCAAGTTCCAGAGCAAAGCCTCTCAAGAACTCTTCCCGGCAGGTGGACCAGTAAAGTCTCAGATCATAGGAGCTTCTACCATTGAGCGCGAGAAACAAGCGCAACGTGTCAAAAACTTTATGAACTATCAGCTTACTCAGCAAATGCCTGAGTACTTTGAAGAACAAGAGCGTCTGCTGTTTCACCTTCCGGTGATGGGTTCTGCCTTTAAGAAAATATACTATGATCAGCTACTGGAAAGACCAGTGTCAGAACTGGTCCCAGTGGATCACTTCTATGTATCCTACAATGCCAAGGACCTCAGAACAGCTGACCGTTACACGCACCTGATCTTTCGTTCTATCAATGATTTTAGAAAAGATGTAGTATCGGGAATGTACCTAGATGTAGACCTAGGCAAGCCTTCTGCTCCTGATATACCTGAGATGACACAGAAGATGGACGAACTCATGGGCATTGATTCTTCTGGTATTGACCTAGAAGACCCTCAGTATGTTCTCCTAGAGCAGCACTGCTACCTAGACCTCCCAGAACCCTATGATGACCCTGATGGTATTGCTCACCCCTATATTGTAACCATAGACGAGAAGAGCAAGAAGGTTCTCTGCATCAGAAGAAACTACAAGGAGGGTGATCCCAAGAAAGAAAAGAAGAACCACTTTATTCACTATAAGTATGTACCGGGATTTGGTTTCTATGGTCTGGGTCTTATACACTTCCTAGGCAACCTGACCATGACAGCTACCACTGCCATGCGTTCTCTGGTAGATGCAGGACAGTTTGCCAACCTCCCCGGTGGTTTCAAGGCCAGAGGTGTCAGACTGGTGGGTGACAATGAACCTATCTCTCCGGGTGAGTTCAAGGAGGTGGAGAGCACAGGCATTGACCTGAACAAAGCTATCATCACACTCCCCTATAAAGAGCCGTCACAGACTCTGATGGGTATGATGCAGTTTGTCATAGGCGCAGGACAGCGGTTTGCAGACTCCACAGAGCAGGTAATTGCAGATTCTAAGAACTCTGGCCCTGTGGGAACCACCATGGCCCTCTTAGAAGCCTCTTCAAAGTTTTTCTCTGCCATTCACAAGCGGCTTCACAAGGCACAGAAGGATGAGTTTGAGGTACTGGCGCAGATAAACTTTGATTTCCTCCCTTCCACCTACCCGTATCAGGTGGTTGGAGGAGACCAAGAGGTGTTCAAGCAGGACTTTGACGGGAGGATTGACGTAATTCCTGTCTCTGACCCCAACATTCCGTCCTCTGCACACCGTATGGCACTGGGACAACTGGCAATTCAACTGGCAAGTCAGACGCCTCCGGGTACTTTTAACATGCCAGCCCTCTACAGAGAGGTTCTTACAGCGGCAAACTTCCCAAATCTAGATGAAATCCTTCCACCGGAGCAAAAACCACAGGCGCAAGACCCTCTGGCAGACATTATCTCTGCCACCAAGGGTCTTCCCATAGCTGCATTCCCGGGACAGAACCACGAAGCACATATTCAATTTAAAACTTCCTTCCTCAAGGACCCTGCCACGGGCGCAAACCCCATGATGAAGCAGATTGTGCCAATTATCAACGCAAATGTCAGAGATCACATGATTATGAAGTACCAAGAGCAGGTTCTTGGCATGGTCAAAGCTTCTGGTGTTGCAGATGACCCACAAACCACAGAGATGGTCATGGCACAAGCAGCAGAAGAAGTGGCAAATGCCAACGCTGCCATGGGAATTGCACAAAGTCCAGAGCAACAGATGCTTCTACTGGAGAAAGAACGTCTTGAGTTTGATAAACAGAAAGCAGAGATGGCAGCTGCCAAGGATTCTGCTGATATTGCCCTCAAGCAAATGGACATGGACCTAAAAGCCAAGGAGAACATGAATGATCTGGTTCTCAACGTAGGTAAAATGGAAGCAGACGAACGTAAAGAAAACCTAAAAGCTCTAGAAGCAGCTGCTAGACTAGAAATAGAAAAGCAGAGGGTAGATGATGACACTGAGCTTAAAGCTGCTAACACTGCTATGCAAACTTTGCAATCCATTGGAAAGCGTATTAGAGGAAACAATGATGGATAAAGGTTATATATATGATCCTGCCAAGGGATTTGTAAAAACACAAGGACTAGCAGCTACACCTCAAGGACAAGTACAAGAGGATACATCTATGTTTAATTTAGATTCTGTTTTAGATTATTTTAAAGGTCTATTTACTCCAGAGCCTGAAGAAAGAAAAGAAGACCCAGCACCTGTTCCTGCGATTCCTACAAGATATAGTGAGAAATACTCTTCTAATAATCCGGGAAATGTTGAAAGATTAAAAAAAGACAGAAGAGCAGGAGAATACAAAGAAGGTGGCTACGGTGCTGATAACAGGTTTCCTGCTTTTGATCATCCTGTCATGGGACTCAGAGCAATCTTTATGGATATGAATATTAAAAACAGAAGACACAAAGGTGATCTTTTTAAGATGATATCTGAATATGCACCTAAAAGTGAAAATGCAACAAAAAAATATTATGATTATGTAAAAAATAAAATAGGTAAAACTAAAGTTAAAACCCCTGCAGATATTCGTAAAGCTGTTGAAGGCATAGTAGAATATGAAAACAAAAATATAGAAGATGGAAAACTTGTTAATTTTTATTTATCTAAAGAATATGGTTTTATGGACGAAGCTGAAAAACTTTCTAAGATAAACTTACCTTCAGGATTGTCTTACATAGATATTAAATCTGGAAACTATTCTAAAGGAGGTAGAGTAGCTAGTAATCCTAACCCTTATGAACCAAGGGCTATCTAAAATGCCCCTGACTCCCGGTAAAAGTAATAAGGCTATTTCTGCAAATATCAAGAAGCTAAAATCAGAAGGTTATGATCAGAGGCAGGCAGTGGCAATTGCACTGTCAACCTCCAGACGTTCTCCCAAACGAGTATCTAAAAAAAAGCGTAGGATGACAAGAAGAAAATAGATATACTTCTGTTATGGATATATTCCAAGAAATAAAAGATGCTTTTCACATCAAGCAAGAAAGTTTAAAAAATTTGCTTGCGGAGGGACAAGCAGAGGACTATAACCAATATAAGCAGATAGTAGGTACACTCTCAGGAATTGAATGGGCCTATACTGAACTAAACAGAATTGTCAACAATAGAATGGAGAATGATTTAGACAATGATTAATCCTAACTTAGCAGGAGCTATTTCAAATGATTCGTGGATCACAGAAGGAGAGCACCCGGACCCGGAGGTTCTTCCAGAGATTCCGGGGTATCATGTTCTGGTTCGCCCTGTCAGTGTCAAGCCAAAGACCAAAGGAGGAATTATTCTCCCAGAGAGAGCTAGGGATGATATTGCTTATCTCACCACGGTGGGCCGTGTACTCAAGGTAGGAACTTTGGCCTACGAAGACAAGGATAAGTTTCTTGGTGGAGCTTGGTGTAAAGAGGGTGACCATGTATGCTATCAGAAGTTGGTAGGCACAAAGTTTGTTTACAAGGGTGTCAAGCTACTTCTTATTTTTGACGATCAAGTTCTGATGAAGATTGATAATCCAGAAGATTTAGATACCACCCTTGTATTAGGCACTTAAATGTGTTAAATATATTACTATGGCGTAACCTTAGTATTCGCACACTATGAGGAGACAGCAAGAATGTCGGAAGAGCAGGTAGAAGCAAAAGAAAACGTAGCGGAAGAGCTAACAGAGTGGAGTGAGGTTGATCTTTCTCCAGCAAGTGAACAAGAAAAAATTGAGTTTGAAGTTGAAGACGCTGAACCAGAGGTGGAAAGCAAACCAGAGGTAGAAGAAGCACCCTCTCCACCAGCGGTAGAAGAACCTAAAGAGATTCCTGAATTAGAGGGTATAGAGACCAAAGGTGCTGAAAAAAGAATTAGGCAGCTGGTTAAACAAAAAAAGGAACGTGATGACCGGATTGCACAGTTAGAAGCAGAGCGTCAGCAGCTTCTTGAAACTGTTACAGAAAGAGATAAAAATGCTGTAGATATGCACAAGGTCAACTATGACCAGTCTGCAAAACAACTACAGCAGCAAGCAGAGTTAGCAAAGCAGTCCTATCTAACTGCTTATGATTCTGGTGATAAAGAAAGTATGTTAAAGGCTCAAGAGCTTCTAAATCAGACGCAGTTAGAGCTAAACAACATTGAACAGAACAAGAACCAACTGTCTCAGTACGAAAGAACACTGGAGGCAAGAGAAACTCAAAGACAGCAGCAGCTGCAAACACAGCAGCAGCAGCAAGCAGACACAAGTGATTATGATCCCATGGCTGTGGAGTGGAGTCAAAAGCCTGAAAATAGTTGGTTTGGTTCAGACAACATTATGACTGTGGCAGCTTTAACAATTGATGCTCAGTTAAAAGAAGAAGGTTACAATCCAGCTTCTCCTGATTTTTATCAAGAGGTGGATTTAAGAATGAGGCAGGAGTTTCCTCACAAGTTCAACCAACAGGTTGTAGAACAGGAAGTCCCTGCTCAAAGAGCTACTCAACAGGTGGTGGCAGGGCAGTCGCGCAGTCCTACCAACTCATCCTCTAAAAAAGTCAAGCTTACTCAAGAAGATGTAAGAATGGCACAAAAGTGGAATATACCTCTTGAGAAGTATGCTGCTGAAAAAGCACGGGCAGACCGTGCAGCAGGTGAGTATGTACCTATCAGTAGGTAAGTTAGCGCGTAATAAAAGAAACAAAGGAGCGTTTAAAGATGAGTAAAACAAGTAGTAGAGCAACTCAAACTAGGGAAACTGAAACGAAAGAATATACATATACCGAGCCTAACTGGCTAGATGTTCCCGAACCTGTTGTAGACAGATTCACTAATGAAGACATGGTTCTCCGTTGGATACGCATCTCCCTCAAAGGTGAAGATGACTACAAGAACGTAGGTAACAAAATGAGTCAAGGTTGGGTATTTGTAACCCCGGAAGAAGTTCCTGAAATGTTACATTCTGCAACTGTTTTAGATGCTGGTCGCTATTCAAATTGTGTTGTACGGGGGGATGTCGCTCTTGCCAAGATGCCCCGTGGCAAAGCAAAGGCCAGAAATGATTATTATCAGGACAAGGCAAACGCCATGATGGACGCTGTAAATCAGCAACTGATGGCAGCTTCTGATTCTAGAATGCCCATTTCAAATAATAGCAAATCTAGTGTAACCAAGGGTAGAATGCCACAGTTTCAAAATTAGTAGACTGCTGCTTATTCTACTCATCTTTAAAAGAAAGGAGATGGTAGTATGACTACTACAAAAGCCCTTAATGGTCTCACTCCTTCGCGTCGGTACTCTGGTGGTGCCAACACTCTGAAGACGAAAAACTACCGCATCAAATCTGGTTGTGCTGGTAGCATCTTCACGGGTGATCTGGTCCACGTAAGAGAAGGCTTTGTTTCTGTTGTTGGTAATGACAGCGGTGCCTCTGATCACCCCATTGGGGTTTTCATGGGGTGCTTCTACGAAGAAGACGGTGAGCCAAAGTTCCGTAAACATTGGCCCACGGGAACTTCTGCCAGCAATGCCTACGCGATTGTAGCTGATGATCCCCACGCTACGTTTGAAATTCAGTGTGATGCCAGTTCTTCTGTTGGTGATATCATGGAGTTTAACTTTGAAGTGACCAGAGGTGCAGGTTCTACCTTCACTGGTCGTTCAGGGTTTGGCCTTGATGTTGCGTCTAGAACTTCTGGTGTGGCAGCTATGTTCCGTATTATTGATTTCGTTGACGAACCCGGCAATGATATTGATAATGGTGCGGAGCGTGCTTTCCCAGTCGCTGAAGTTCAACTTATCCACCACCAGTTGACCCGTGTGTCATCTGGCGCGTAACCTGAAAGGAGCTTAGACAATGGCTATTAACAGAGCTAGTATTGCCAAGCAGCTTCTGCCGGGACTCAATGCCGTTTTTGGTATGGAGTATGGAGAAGTTGCAGATGAATACAGCGTTCTCTTTGAGGTAGAGAACTCTGACCGTGCATTTGAAGAAGAAGTTCTTTTCACTGGTTTTGGTAAAGCACCTGTCAAAGGTGAAGGTGCCGCTGTCCAGTATGACAATGCACAAGAGAGCTTCACGGCTCGCTACACGCACGAAACCATCAGCCTTGCCTTTGCTGTTACGGAAGAGGCAATGGAGGACAACCTGTATGACACGTTTGCCAAGCTACGTGCCAGAGGGCTTGCCCGTTCCATGGCCAGTACCAAGCAGACCAAAGCTGCTGATGTTTTCAACAACGGTTTCAACACGGCCTTTACGGGCGGTGATGGACAGCCGTTGTTCAGTGCAAGTCACCCCACGGTGGGTGATGGTTCCCAGAGCAACCTGATCGGCACTGCTGGTACGGTTGATCTCTCGGAAGCTGCGCTGGAAACTGCGTTGATTAGCATTCAGACGGTTAAGGATGATAGAGGCATTCTCATCGGTTCTAACGCGGTATCGCTCCACGTTGCGCCGGGGAACCAGTTCACGGCAGACCGTGTGCTGAATAGCCCGTATCAGCCAAACACCGCTGATAACAATATCAACTCCATTGCTAACCAAGGGATGATTCCCAATGGTTATTTTGTGAACAAGCGTTTCCAAGATGCGGATGCGTTCTTCATCAAGACTGACGTTCCCAACGGAACGAAGATGTTTGTAAGAGCGCCGCTTGCCACAAAGATGGAGCCTGACTTTGACACGGGGAACCTCCGTTTCAAGGCCAGAGAGCGTTACAGCTTTGGCTTCTCGGACTGGAGAGGATTCTTCGGTTCACAGGGTGCCTAAAGCATTCTAAGGTGGAGGGGCTGTAAAAGGCTCCTCCACTACTTCTTTAACATAGTTGAATGGCACTTCGGGTGCTGGTCTAGGAAAGGACTGTTCAATATGCCTACACATTTTCCAAACGGAATTTCTAATAGAACAAAGGGTCATCCCCTTTTTAACTATCCATATTTAGACCCTTCAAAGTACTACACGTACTTCGATGATTTCTTTGAGTACCACTCTGGTATCTACACCATCACCACCACTGAAGCTGGAACGGGTTCTGCCTCAGAGGCTATCACTGCTGGTGCAGGTGGTCAACTCCTGATCACCAACGCTGCAGGAGATAATGATTTAGATTTCTTTCAGCTAAAGGGTGAAGCTTTTAAGTTTGACTCCACAAAGAGGATGTTCTTCTCTTCTAGATTTAAGGTCAGTGATGCAACACAGTCAGACCTTGTCATGGGTCTTCAGATCACTGATACGACTTCTCTTGACGTTACAGACGGTATCTTCTTTATCAAAGGTGATGCTGATACACAGCCTGACTTTATCATTGAGAAAGATAACAGTTCTACTCTGAGTGTTCTAGAGATGAATGCAATGGCAGACGATACGTTTGTCACGCTTTCGTTTGAGTATGATCCTCTGGATGTTGCCACGGGTGGCGCTGTCTTCCGCGTTTATCAGGATGATGTACAGGTTGGTGAAATTACTGGCACTACTAATGCTCCTGATGATGAAGACCTGACGATCTCGTTTGGTATTCAGAACGGTGAAGCGGTTGCTAAAACCATGACAATTGACTTTATTCTTGCAGCGGTGGAAAGATAAGTCACCACCTTGGAAAGATATAAGCATTGATCTATAATAGGGGAAGTATCTTACATAGGTCTTCCCCTATTTTTTTAGGAGATAATTGAATGAGCACTACCCTTAGAATAGCGCAGGTAGAGAGTGGTGGAGGAGGTAACGGTCTCTTTGTAGATACTATTACAAGCACCACCATATCTGATACTAGAATTAGACTGTACACCTACGCTGTCACTGCTGCCTCTGAACTGGTAATTGGAGACAGTGCAGGACCTGTTATCAAACAACCAGTCCTTGCAGCTAACACAGGTGACAACGTGTACATTGGAGATGATGGTGTCAGATGTAATGGTAATGTATCTCTGGCGGGTGCAAGTAACGCTGGTAAAGTATACATTTACTATGGCTAACGCTGATGAACTATATCACACTTGTCAGTGCAGTAATAGCAGCTTCGGAGAATGATGGACCTGAGTTTGTAGGTGCTCTGCCTGATATGGTGCAGAGAGCACAAGACCGTATGATGAATGATCTAGATGATCAAGGTCTTGTATCTTACTCTAGTGTGGCAGTCTCTGCTGGAACAGCTGAAGTCTCTGTGCCCTCTGGTGGAGAGATAATTAAAACCTTTGCTATAGAGAATACGAATGGGGCTAAAACACAGCTTAGAATTAGACCCTATGAATATCTTATAGATTACTGGCCCGTCTCTGCATCTACTGGCACACCTAGATACTATGGGTTTAAAACTAATACACAGATTCGTGTGGCACCTACACCTTCTGCCACCATAGACTCTGAGATTGGGTTTATTGCAGAAATCTCTGCTATCACAACTGATAACCCAACTAATTACTTCACAGACAATTGTGAAAATGCACTCTTCTTTGCTACAATGGTAGAAGCTTCTATGTTTATGAAAAGCTTTAACACTGTTCCAGTTTTTCAACAAGAGTATACCACTGAGATAGACAGGCTCAGAAACAGGGCAAGAAGAAGCAGACAAGATGATATGCAACCTAACACAAGCCCAGCAGGTGGGCCTAATACTTTAGTAGCAGGGAGTAACTAACTATGGCAAATAAAAAAAGAGGAAGTTCCGGTGCTCTTTCTATGACAGCAGCAGCTGCACCAAAACAAGACCCTTATAAATATATTAGAGATGGTAAGAAACAAAAGGTAAAAGGTCAAGCAAATGTTCCCACTGCTAGGCAAAAACAAGGAGCACTAGAAATAGCTCTTTCAGGAGTAGGAGGTCCTATTGCTGGTAAACTTTTAGGTAAAGCTGCTGGAAAACTTGCCAGTAGAGCAGCAACAGCAGGTTCAAGAGCAGCATCTAAGGCAGGAAAACGTATGACAGGTGCTAATAGACGTAGGGCAAATCGTGCTGCTAATCAAAGTAAGACACCTAACACTGCTACGTCTCCTACCTCTGCGCCTATGCCTAAAAAACCAGTGACGCCTAAAGTAAATAAACCTAATACTCCACCTAAGACACCTAAACCTGAAACACCTAAGACACCTACCAGTGGTAAATCTACAGCTAAAAGAGTTGTAGACATTGTAAAAACTGCAGCAGGTAGAGGCACACCGGGATACCGCACTAATGTAGCTCAAACAGTTAGTAAACCAGAGGCTAAATTAGGTTTTCTAGGTAAAGCAGGTCAGAGAAGAGACGTTAGTAAAAAAGATCAACAGATAGCTAAAAATATACGCACAGGTGCAAAAGCAGCAACAACTACGGGTATAGGTATTGCAGGTACAAAACTGTATGATTCCATAGACCCAATGCCTAATAATAAAAAAGTAGATACTGCTAAAGCAACTAAAAATAAAGCTCCTTTTGTAGAAGGTTACAATATGGATATGGATGATTTTGATTCTCCTAAACCATCTTATCCTAAACCTCCTCAAACTTCTAAACCTCCTAAAGCTGCAGCTAAACCTGCACCTGAAAAAGATGATGGGTACAGATACTATGGCAAAAAAGGCACTGGCCTAGGAGACTTCTCTAGAAAGTTTGAAATTAAATATGCAACTCCAGAGCAATTTGAAAAAGACTTTGGTTATGATGGAGAACAAATGGGAGGTAGACCGGGAAAAAGTAAGATGAAGACCCAAGGCCTCAACCGTTCCAAGCGCACAGGTTTCTCTGGTAGAGGAACAGGCGCAGCACTGAGAGGATTTTAATCATGGCTAATAAACCAAGAGGTTATGTTAAAACAGGTAAGGTAAGTGATAAACACAATTTTGGAAGAATGCCTAATACATTAGAAAAAAGAGGGCCGCTCCTAAGACCTAATAGGCCTGCTAGAGTGGCCATTGCTAAACAAGAGGATGATACTACTGATGATCCAAAATCTATGTTTGCAAATGATCCACGCGGTAAAGGTTTGATCTATCACCAAAAGCCTCAACATAGACTTCCCGGAGAACAGTCTTTAAAAGAGTCAACTCTAAGGGTACAGCTAACACCTGATTTATATAAAGGGGAGGCTGGTAAGAAAAAAGCTCTTAAAAGAATGGAAGATGAGCGTAGAGAAAGTGTAATAAGAGCAGGCGATGCTAATAGAAAAAGAAGACTAAAGAAACAAAAAGGACTAAAAGAAGGTGGCATGGTAGGCAGAGCCACGGGACAAGGTTACGGTAAAGCAAGAAGAGGTCCTAATCTTGTCTGAGGATCAAAAAGAAGTAGTGTGTTCTAATCCCTCTTGTGAATGCACAGGCTGTGAAAACTGTTCCTGTTCTACAGAAGAAGGAGGGTGTACCTGTAAACAACCAGATACAGAATAGAAAGGATATAAATGGTGGAAGACTTCAGTGTATTTCAAGCAGTTTCAGACTACGGACTTGCTATAGTTGCCACCATAGGTGCAGGTGCAGCAGCTTGGAAACTTTTACACTATCTCCTAAGAGATGTCACATCAGCACTAAAAAATCAAGATGATATTATTATTTCTCTTATTGACAAGAGTAACAGAGTAGAAACTTTGGTACAGAGAATGGACTCTAAGTTAGATACAGTGCTCCATCAAAGTTCAGAGCCTATTTTAAAAGAAGACAAGGGAAGGTATAAGTCCTAATGGCTTTTGAAAAATATGACCTCACTGTAAAACCTTTTGGAGCAAAGAAGGTTAAGGTAACACAAGAGCTACCTTCTGGTAGAAGGATTCCGTATATGAAGTCTAAGCCTTTACAAGCAGGGGGTAAGGTGGGAATCTCTACTGATAAACCTGCATGGATGAGGAACAGGTAGATGGCAGTTGCAACTACATCAGACTTTGATACCACCTTCTTTATAGATGAGGTGATAGAAGAAGCGTTTGCCATGATAGGTGGTGAACCAGAGCTAGGCAATGATGGTATCACTGCCAGACGTTCTCTTAATCTTCTTCTCACTGATTGGCAGAACAGAGGTGTGCTGCTTTGGGGAACAGACCTAGCATCTACCACTCTGAGCACAAGCACAGCTGAGTATACACTAGATAGTTCTACAGTGGATGTTCTCAGTGGTTATATTAGAAGGTCCTCTAACTCTAATGACTTTCAGATGACACGTATCCCCTACGAAGAATACGAGGCTATCACAGATAAAACAACAGGAGGGCGTCCTACACAGTTTGCTACTCTTAAAGGAAGAGATGCAATGAAGGTATATTTCTTTCCTGTTCCTGACTCTACAGATACTTACACCTTTAGACATTACAGAATGAAGCGTCTCAAAGATGTTAATAAGAGTGCGCTAGAAAATGCAGATGTACCTTTCAGATTTCTTCCTTGCCTTACAGCAGGTCTTGCCTACTATCTTAGTTTTAAAAGACCAAATATCCCAATGGAACGGATTACACTTCTTCAAGCTAACTATGAAAAGCTTTTGGAGAACGCCATGGAAGCTGATAAGGAACGTGTAAGTTTGTTTATTAATCCTAGACTAGGGAGTGTTTAATGGCTATCAACAGATCAGACTCACCTAAACAGCTTGTAGGTAATCAAGATAAAATAGATGCTACAGGAGATGGAAGAATTACAAAAGAAGATTTTAAATTACTAAGAGAAGACAAAGATGCAACTGCAAGAATGGCAACAGGAGGCAGAGTAATGCTTAAACCTCTGATGAGAAATCGTGGGTAAGCTTTGTCCTAGAGGTAAGGCAGCTGCCAAACGTAAGTTTGATGTTTACCCTTCAGCTTACGCCAATATGTATGCCTCTGCTGTTTGTTCTGGTAAGGTTACTCCCGGTGGTAAGAAGAATAAGGGCAAGCGAAAGAAAAAAGTAGAAGCTCGTAAGACAGGAGGTGGTCTTAGAAAGTGGGTGAGTGAGCAGTGGGTAGACATAGGCGCTCCCAAGAAAGATGGTAAGTTTCAACCCTGTGGTAGAAAGTCTGCCAAGGGTTCTAAGAGAAAGTATCCCAAGTGCGTTCCGCTGGCCAAGGCAAAACGTATGACAGCTGGTGAAAGAAAATCTGCTGTACAAAGAAAGAGATCAGTCAAGCAGGGTGTAGGTGGTAAACCTACCAATGTTAAAACTTTTGCAAAGAAGAAGAAGAAGAGCTAATGGCTGAGAAGAAAAGAAAACGTAAAGGCACTGGAATGAAGGGTCATACCATTAAGGGTGGACACAAGCGTCCCACCAAATCTGGTGCTGGCATGACAAAGAAAGGGGTGGCAAAGTACCGTAGAGAAAACCCGGGTAGTAAACTTAAAACAGCTGTAACTGAAAAGAAACCCACTGGTAAAAGAGCGGCAAGGCGTAAGAGCTACTGTGCACGTAGCGCAGGACAAATGAAGAAGTTTCCTAAAGCAGCTAAAGACCCTAACTCAAGACTCAGACAAGCCAGAAGAAGGTGGAGATGTTAAATGGCCAGAGAATTAAAAAAAGTTTCTAGAGCACTTGCCAAAGCATCTAGACTACACAAACAACAATCTGAAACTATCAAAAGGTATGTAAAGAAAAATGCCAAAAAGAAAAGACCCCAAAGTAGGAACAGGAAAAAAACCTAAAGGTTCTGGTCGTAGACTTTATACAGATGAGAATCCAAAGGATACTGTTAGCATCAAGTACGCCACTGTTAAAGATGCCAGAGAAACTATTGCAAAGGTAAAAAGAATAAACAAACCTTATGCAAGAAAGATACAGATACTCACAGTTCTAGAGCAAAGAGCTAAGTTTGCAAACAAGCCAGAGCAGTCTAGGCTTGCAAAAGCTGCAAAGAAAAGTTTAAAAGCTGCTAGAAAAACTAAATAAGGATTATTAACTTGGTAGGTAAGAAAGCATTCTTTATCAGTGATAGATCAGGGTTTCGGTTTCCTCTTGACCAAAGAGTCAAGGAACCCGGAACAGGTCTAGTAGTTGCTAAATCAGAGAGCGACGGTATTTTTAATCTTGTAACGAACCCACAAAATAAGGTACAATTCCCAGTAGATAAAGAGTTTATCAGAGATGCAAGACCACCTGATAATGCAGAGAGAAATGTTAAATGGGAAGCTGCCACCACAAAGTGGGAAGAAGAGACAAGCAAATGGAATTTTATATAGGTAGGTTAGTATGACTGGAGATTTAACAGGTTCAATCATTGCCAATACATATAAAGACCTGCTAAAAATAGACGCAGCTACTTCTAACAATGGTCTTACAGGAACTCTAAGAACTGTTCAAGACGGTGGTGGCACAGCTGGCCCTCTACAACTTAGCACAGCACAATTAAATGTCACAGGTCAGTTTGCCATAGGTGGTACAGTTCTCACTGCCACGGTGTCTCAGTTAAATGACATTGCTGCAGGTTCTTTTGAAACTATTACAGATGCTAATGAAACTGTTTTAATCACAGAGAACGGTGTTTCTGTTAGTACAGCTTCTACCAGTGCATCTCTTAGAGTTAATCCTGATCTTAGCATTTCCTCTATCACAGCTTCTATTGGTAGCTTTACCACCTCTGTCAGTGCAACTAACTTTGTAGCTGCCACGGGTAGCTTCACCACAAAAGTATCAGGTGTAGCAGCAGAGTTTTCTGGTGATGTATCTGCTAACAATGTATATGCTGCTACTAATATATTTGTGGGAGGTACAGAAATTCCGAATGCAGCTGCTATTACTTCTATCAACGCCGCTCACACCTCTACTACTGATCGTCTTGTTGCTACCTCTGCTGCTTTAGCTACCAGCATTGCTAATGTTTCTGCTGCCATGGCAACTAGCATTGCAACTAGAACTGCTGCTATTACATCTATTAATACGGTTTTAGCACAAACTTCAGTAGATTTAGCAACTAGTATTGGAACCACCAACACCAGAATAGCACAAACCTCAACAGATTTAGCAGCAAGCATAGGAACCACCAACACTAGAATAGCACAAACCTCAACAGATTTAGCAACTAGTATTGGAACCACTAATACTAGAATAGCACAAACCTCAACAGATTTAGCAGCTAGTATTGGAACCAGACTACCGCTGGCAGGTGGTACACTGACGGGTATACTCAGTGCCACAGATGTATATGTCAGTGCTTTGGCAGTGGGAGCAGATAATCTTCTTGGTAAAGATATACATATAGAGAAAGCTGCTGTTGCTGATATACAGGCACTGACAGATGGTACAAACATAGCAGTTGATTTAAACACAGGACAAAACTTTACCGTGACACTGGCAGGTAACAGAACACTTTCTAATCCTACCAATTGTGTTGCAGGGCAGGTTGGTAGTATATTTGTTGTACAGGATGGCACAGGATCAAGAACACTTGCCTATGGAACTTCTTGGGATTTTGCTGGAGGAGAAGCACCTGTGCTTTCCACAGATGCAGCAGCAATTGACAGGATTGATTATATAGTGCATACATCTACAGATGTTCATGCAGTGCTAACAAAGGCGTATTCATAGATGGTATTTAATAATAGTATTCTTTTAGGCGCAGCAGGTCAGGGTGGAGTAGCACCATTTGACACAACTTTAATTGGTAATTCTATTTGGTTGGAAGGTGCTAGAACTAGCGGAGACGCAATGACTCGTACATGGGGTGCTGAGTCAAACCAAGACCGCTGGATTTGGGCAACTTGGTATCAACCATTACGAGTGATAGATGCTGAATCAAAAAGAAACAACCTCTTTGCTTCTGGCAGTGTTTCTAATGGATTTTATTTAAATCATACTAGCACTAGTAGTACATTTAATTTATTTCACAGAGACAATGCAGGCAATGAGGGAGCAATAAACACTACTGAATCATATAGAGATACAACATCTTGGATACATGTACTTGTTGACTATGATTCTGCAAATGCAAATGCAGCAAATAGAATAAGTCTATATATAAATGGTGTAAGGACAGGGGTTAATTCTGGAAATAGACCGGGGCAAAATAATCATCTTAATACAAATGTTCAAAATCAAACAGCTAGAATTGGACAAGATTTGTCTACTACCCCTGACTATCATGTGCAAGGTTATCTTGCTCAAACAATATTTTTAGATAATAAGTCTATTGCTAATGGTGATCTAGCTATTACAGATTTCCTAGATACATTTACGTTTGGTACAAATGGTTCTCAAATTGTTCCTAAAGCAGATGCTGATATTATTGCACTGGCAAGTGCTGCTGGTGCTAATTCTTTCTGTTTAAATTATTCAGATGCTAGTAGTGCTGCTAATCTTGTAAGCGATGCAAGTAGCAAAGGTAATAATTTTAGCACCTCTACAATAGCAACAGCTAATCAGTCACTGCATAGCCCTAGTAAGGTGTACGCAACATGGAATGCACTTGATTCTGCGCTGGATGGTCACAACACTGACATGACATTAAGTGATGGTGGCACAGTTACGGAAGATGGTAATGGCGCTTTTTGCCGATCAACTTTTTCAATTCCAGAAGGTTTATTTTCATATCAAGTTACTGTTGATGACTCAACAGCAAATCAAATGTTTGGAGTTGCTCTCGACACTGCGACTGATAGAGCAAATGCCAACACAAATCATCCTAATATGTACGCCGTTAATACTAGCAATGGTGGGCGAAATACAAACGGGAGCGGCTCTTCAGCAGTTTCGGGATATAGTTGGTCTGATGGTGATACAATGGAAGTTTATGTCAGTCGAAGCGGTACAACTTATAAAATTTGGTATGGGAAAAATGGCACTCTGTTAAATAACGCTGCTGGTTCACAAGGCGATCCATCTGCTGGTACAAATGAATTATTTAGTTTTACGCACACTGGAGATGTATTTTTCTCTGTAGATTATACAAACCCCGGTACAAAGAAAGCAACAACAGATTTTGGTCAAAGAGGTTACAGTCCAGCAGAAGGCGCATTAACTCTTAGTACACCAAACTTATTAACACCTAGCTATCAAGGAATAGACTACTTTGATGCTACCCTCTACGAAGGCAATGGCACTGGTCAAAGAGTAGGTGACTTTGTTCCGTTCACTGATGCTTACACTGTAGATAATTCTGCAATGTTTGACATTGCTCAACAAAATAGACTGACAAGGGATTTTGTTACACCTACAGATGCAGATAGGTTTGTATTTAGCAGTTGGTTAAAACTGAGTAATAAAGGACAACGGGTACAACCTTTTTATTCTGGTAATACAGGTTCACCATACACAAGTAATGGAACTGATGGTGTTGTACTTGAACTTGATCCAACAAACAGCTCTTATGGAAGTGGTCTTTATTATACAAAATCTGGTAATGGAACTATTTTACAAATACCAACTAATTTAGAGCAAGAGTCAGAATGGTTTCATTTTTTAATCTCGTATGAAGAAAGTCCATCAGAAGGTGCGGGAACAAATGGTGCTAATAAACTCAAGGTGTATGTCAACGGTGTTCAACAAACTTTAACTCTGATCGGTGGCGGTGGGAGCATCACCACTCCCGGCTGGAATGCAAGTGGACGCACCTTTGTAATTGGTGCTGGTCAAAGAAGTCCTGCACAGTACTTTTCTGGTTATGTTGCTGAAACAGTTTTTATTGATGGTGGTTCTATTCAAAATGGTGATGTATCGTTATCTAATTTTGGTAGCGTAGATACATCTACGAATAGATGGGTAGCTGCAAATATTTCTGGTCAAAGTTTTACGTTTGGTAATAATGGTTTTTATCTTGAATACGAAGGTGACTTTAGTTCTGTATCATTAGGTAATGATGCTGGTAAAGATTCATCTGGCGAAGGTCACCATTTTGTACAAGGAAGTTTTAATGCTGCTTGGACAGCAGCAAATCAGTTTACAGACACACCTTCTAAAAACTTTGATAATCTTGGTGGCGCACAAGTAGGCGGGACAATTTCAGAAGGAAATACAAAGGCGGCACTAGGCACAGGTGGTAATCAAATCAGATCAAACTTTAATTTAAGTTCTGGTAAGTGGTATGTAGAAAGTGACA